GGCCATGGCAATATAAATGCCCTCAATGGGTTCGGCCAGTTCCTGGATTTTTTCGGGGGTCAGCATTTACGCGCCGCCCCCTTTACTCCGCTGTTTGCAGGTTGATGAAATCCAGCGCGGCTCCGGTGATGCGGCTTTCCGCCGCGATCTGCTGCAGCTCCTTCTCCGCCGCCTCCGGCGTGAGCGCCTGGCCGTATTTGGGATCGGTCAGGAAGGTGCGCTTGCTCATGAGGCCCGCGCCCACCAGGGTGATGCCCTCGTTGATGTTGGTCTGTCGATCCTGGGTGATACCGTCGTCCATGGCGATGTTGACGCTGTAGCCACGTGCGGCAAGGGTGCGGACGCTCTGGCCGTCTGCGGTCTGCATATCGTAAAGGCTCGCAACGGCGATGATGTTATCCACAAGGCGGATGACCGCCGGGCGGATCATGTTCTGGAAATTGCGGACGGTCTTGTAGGTTTTGCTGTTCTCGCTGACCACTTCCGTGGCCGTCTTCAGGCCGCTGGCCGCGTCAAAGGAAAAGGTCCCGGCGCTGAGTCCAACCTGTAGGCAGAAGATGTTGAGAAAGGCATTAATAGCCGCCACATGCTCCTCCACACGGAGGGCGACGCTGTTGTCCTGAATCTTCAGGCTGTCCGGATCGTCGGTGCTGAGCGCCTCGTAGGTCTCGTCCATGGCGTCAAAGAAACGCCGCAGCTCCCCGGTGGCCGGGTCCACAACCGAGCGGATCATCCGCGCCGGGACGATGATGCGCTTCTTTCCAAGTCTAAACTCCCTAACGAAGCTGTCGAAGCAGATGTCCAGAGCGTGCAGGGTCTCCATGGCATTGGCGTAGATGCTGACGCCAAGGGGCGCGTTGTCGTCCAGGTTGTTGGCCGTAGGCGTGCGGAAATAGCTGAACAGCGATTTCTCCACGCCGTGGATGGCCGTCTCCTCGTCCAGGGTCGGATAGATGTCCGCCAGCGGCACCCGGATGCCCAGAATGTCCTGTGGCTCCCGGCTGCCCATCCTGTACATGTCGGAGCGGTACAGCTCGTTGGAGACCACGTAGGTCTCCCCGTCCCACTTGTGCCACTCCAGGCGGGTGAAGTAATAGCCGCCCTTGGCTATCCGGCTGATGAAGCAGCCCTCGGTGATCTCGGCATTCGTCCAGGCCGTTGGGATGAACTGATCCGCCTGACAGTAGCCGATCTTCACCTTCTCCGTGCCGGGGATCTCGTTGCCGTCCCCGTCCCGGCGGGCGTCCCGCCAGACCTTCAGGGCGCCGCCGCCAAGGGCCGCCGCCTGCTCGATGCTCTCCAGCATCTTCACGCCGAAGTTGTTCTCATGCAGCACATTTTCCACATAGTCCTGCAGCGGATCGGTCTCCGCACCCTCGTATCCTTCGGTGGAGACCGTCACGTCCGTCTGATCCGTCCAGACCATCCCGGCCAGCTCCGCCGTCACCGCCTTTGACAGGTTCAGGTACGCCATGCGCCGCTTGGCGCGGGGGTCCTGGATCGTCGGTGCGGCGATCAGATGCCAGGGTTCGTAGAAGCCCTTGTAAAGGGCCTTCCAGGGGTAAATCCCCAGGTTATAAAACTGCTGGAAGGCAGGCACGCCCCCCAGCTCGAAAACACTCTTGAATTCCCGGGCCAGCCCCGAGTCTGCTCCTGCTCTCATAAACCAGCCTTTCACCGCCTTTACTGCCCGTTCAAATTGATTTGCCATATCGTTACCTCGCGTCGCACAGGTCGTAGATCTCCCGCTCGTAGGCGTATTCCGTGGCGTCCAGCGTGTCGATGTTGCTGGTGCCGTTGTCCAGCCGCACGTCCTGCGTCACGTTCCTGCTGTCATAGACGGCGGAGGCGTAGGCGTCGATGGTCGTGCGGCAGTGGGCCATCACATGGAACCGATCCGCCCCCTGCAGCTTGCAGGCGGCGCGGATGCGGTCGTTGATGGGCTTCTTCCGGGCGTCCGCCACGTTCACGCCCAGCGCTTCCCGCCCGGCCGCCAGCCGCAGGCCGTTGATCAGCGTCTGCTCGGCGCTGTCGCAGTACACGTCGGTGACCCGGTATTTCGCCTTGCACCGGCGCACGAAGTCCGCAAACTCCCGTTCCAGTGTCTGCGGGTCCAGCGCCGCCTGGTTGAAGTATTCCTCCAGAATCACCATGTCCCGGTAGCCCGCCGTGAAGCCCACGCACTGGAAGGCGTGGCCGGAAGTGCCGCCGCCGAAGTCCACGCCGATGTTCGCCGTCAGGATCGGCGGCGCCTCGGTGATGATGTACCGCTCCGGCTGCGCCGCGAAGAGCGGGAAGCACGCCCCCTCCGCCGCCGCCCACTGGCCCAGAATGAAGCGCTTGTAGTACACGGTGCCCGCGTACTCCTTCTTCAGCTGCGCCACGAACTCCGGCGGGAGAAATGGATTGTCGTCGATGGTGGAGGTCTGGCAGAAGATGTCCGCGTCGCTGTCCAGAAAGCGCTTGATGTAGTGATGGGCGCTGTCCGGGTTGCCGGTGCCGTCGAAGGCCGAATGCTCGCAGCGCAGGCGGCTCTTCAGCATTTCGAAGACCGGCTGGGCCCAGGTGGTCATCTCGTCTCCGTAGGCATACTCCACCGTCATGCCCTGGATTTTCGTCACGCTGGTCTGCTTGTCCGCTCCCAGCACGTAGACCTTCTGCCCGAAGATCTTCGCGCAGTTCTCGCCGGAGACGATGCGCCCCACCAGCCGCTCGCCCCAGATCTCCCGCATGGGCTCCAGGATGTTCCGGCTGACGGTGCCCTGGGTGTTGCCCAGGATCAGCGCCGCACCCTGCCCGCGCATGGACACCAGCCGCTTCGGGATCACGAAGGCGTAGTCCAGCCAGCTCTTGCCGCTGCCGGTGGCGCCGATCTTGATGTTCCAGCGGTGGTCACAGTGGTTGAGATACTCCCGCTGTTTCTCGCTCAGTGCCATGACGACGCCCTCACCGGATCACCGTCTGGATGCTGCCCAGCACCTCGGCGGCCTTGCGCAGCACCTCGTCGGTCTGCTTCGGCGCCGTCTGCAGGAATTTGTCCGCGATGATGCCGAAGGCCGTGGCCAGATCCCGCATGCTGGCGCTGGAAAGCCGCTCCGGGTCGTCCAGGGCCTGGATGATGTCCGTCAGCAGCTTCTGAGCCGCGCCCCGCTGGCTGTCCATGAAGTCCAGCATCTCCAGGGTGTTCTGTTCTTTTTTCTGTTCGAGCTTTCTCGTCATTTCCGGCTGTTCTTTCAAAACCCGCCGGATGGTCGCCTCAGAAACGTGGAACTTTCGCGCGATGGCACAGTTAGACATGCCGTTGACGCTGGCCAGCGCGATTTCCTTCTTGTCCCTGTCCGTCAGCTTTGCCACGTTTCCCACCTTCCCTGAAAAATTCCGATTAAATCCGGCGGCCCCGCCACCGTCGGTTGTCCCGCCGCCTGGAATCCAGCCGGGGAAAGTGAGGGAGAGTGAGGGCTGGATCGGACGGCACTTGCCTCAGATTGCGCGGCAGAGCAGCTCCATAGGAAAGGAGGCACGGCACAGAAGAACCCAAAAGGTGCCGGTTTGTTACTATGAGAACGCGCCGGACGCGCCTGTGTCTGCCCTTTTACCGCGTTGGATGCCGAATAAAGAAGACGACCCGGAATGCTCTTCCGGATCGTCTCTTTTTCCATGCTGTATTATACCACAGAATCATGGGACATTGTGGGACAAGTTTCCTGCCATTTGAGCGCCTGGGCGACCGCTTCCTCCCCCAGCTTCCGCAGGCGGCGCACATGCCGGTAGGAATAACACTGCTCCACGGCGATGCGCTCCAGGTTGTCGCCGATCACGTAATAGGCCAGCAGCACGGTCCGCTGCCGCCCGTCCTCCAGGCCGTAGATGGCCGCCGTGATTGCATGCTTGGCGGCCAGCAGCTCTTCCTTCTTCTCCCGGATCAGGTCCGCGTATTCGGCGAGCTGGTCCAGTTTGTGCGGGTCTTTGCTGGTCTGCGCCCCGTCGGATTCGTAATTCTGCGTAATGCGCGTGGCGGCGTCTCTCGCACCGGCCAGCGCCCGCTCCAGGGCGCGGATCTCCCGGTCGATGGTTCTGGCCCGGCCCAGCCACTGCCGGACGTTCGTTATCTTTTCCATTGTTCGTATTCCTCCCCCAGCGGCGTGATGGTGATCTCCACACGGGGGCGCTCCTTGTCGTAATAAACGCGGCTCCCGTCGGTGCTGGCGATGATGTCCCGGTTGTCGTCGGCGAGGATGCCGTACTTCACCAGGATGTCATGCACGGCGGCCTCCAGATTCGCCTTGTCCACCCGTCTGTACGTCTTTGTGTAAAAGATGCACGTTACCGTCACCGGCTCGGTGATCGGCTTCGACGGTCTGGGCCGCAGGAAAAAGCCTGCGGCCTTTTCGAACGCCCGGTACTGCTCGGATTGCCCCACAAAGGGCCTGCCGGTTGTGCGATTGATCAGGATCTGCTGGCTGTTCTTCTTGGTCACCGGCGGCAGCTCGACGGTATAGCGCAGCGGCTTCACACCTGCACCCCGTACTCGTCCAGCAGCACCCGGCGCAGATCCGCCACGGAAACCCGCCGCTCGGCGATCTCCTCGGAGAGCTTGTTGATCTCCAGCCACACGTCCCGCACATAATCCGCGCCGTTGAATTTGTCCACCATCACCGTCAGGAAGATGGCGCTGGCGTTTCCCACGCCGTCCAGGACGCCCTTCTTCCACGCCCGGTCCACGTCGGCCTGCGTCGCCGGGGTTTTCTTCGGGTTAACCTTCTTCGCCATCACGACCGCTCCCCGCCAAAATGCTTCTCGATCAGGGAGATGGCCGTCAGGAACGGAACGTTCTTCACGTCCAGGATCGGCGTCCCGTTGTTCCCGCTGATCAGCAGATCATACAGGCCGCTGGCGTTTCGCTCCAGGGTGCAGCCTCTGTTTTCCTTAGCCATGCTTCTTGTCCCCTTTCATCATTTCTTCTTGCACGATCTTTGTCACCGCGATCGCTGTCGCCGTGCGCTGACAGCTCAGGACAAGTTCAAGCGTATCCGCAACCGGGCAGCCGCCGCACTTTGCTTCCAGCTCCGTCTGGCCGCACTCAAACGGCCAGCGGCACCGGTCGCAGACCTCGCTTAAAAGCTTGTCTTTCGTTTTGTCAAGCTTCTCCAGCATATCGCGCTCGATTTGCTCAACCATCGTCAAATCCTCCATTTCGCTCTCTGCCGGTTCCGCGTCCGCTGGATCTCCGCCCGCAGGCATCCGCACGACCGTGAGCTGCCGTAGCGCAGGTTATTGCCGACGACGATGGTCTCCGCGCCGCAGTCGCAGCGGCAGCGCCACGTTGGGTATTTTTTGTCCGGGTCAGAATAAGAGCTGTAAGTTCCGGCTCTCTCGATCACCGTCAGCCGCCCGAAGCGCTGGCCGGTCAGGTCAATCAGCTTGCTCACTCGTCGCCTCCTGCCGCAGCCAGTCGAGCCAGCATTTTTTACAAGCCTCTCTATCAAGAGGTTCAAAGATGGACACCGCGTCCAGATGGCATTTTTCCTTTGGGCACGTCGTGACATTGTAGGTGAACGCTTCAAGCAATTCACCCAGCTCCTCGTCGCTCATGGCGCGGATGCGGTCGGCATTGGTTTTTCTGTTCTGACGCATCAACTTTTCCACTGTGCGAGTGTTGCAGGCGCACCCTGTTCCGTCTCGCTCATTCTTTGAGCGATAAGGCGTCACCCCGGCAAGGCACTTACCGTCTTTCCATGCTTTACAGCCCAAGCATCTCATCACACGCCCTCCTCTGCCTTATGCGGCCTCCGTCCGACTGCTAAACCAAACACCCACGGTGCGAGAGGCCCAAGCGGTATGTTACAGACGAGCCAAAGCAAAAGCGTTCTCATGTCTCGCCCCCCTGTCTCTTCCGCTCTTCGTCGATCTTCCGCTGCCGCTCTGTGGGCCAGTTCTCGCCGCACGCGCGGCAGAGCATCCAGTTGTATTCCCCCGGCCCGGTGCCGTGTTCCTCGGTGCGTGTGCTTCCGCAGTTCGGGCATCTCTGGGCTCCGCTGCGCCGGGTTCGGATGTCGTCGATTGAAATCATCACGCCCATCAGGCCAGCCTCCTGTAGGAAGCTTCCACGTTCCGCCGGTCCAGATGGACGTAGGTCATGGTGGTGTCGATTTTATCATGGCCAAGGATGGCGGCCACCTCCGGCAGCTGCATGCCGTGGGCGATCAGGTTGGTGGCCAGCGTCCGGCGGAACCGATGCGGGTGCACGTTGCTCACGTTGGCAGCGGCTCCCAGACGGCGAAGCATAGCGCGGGCGCCGCCCGGCGTAATCCGTTCGCTGCCCTTGCCGACAAACAACGCAGGCGAGCTGTCGCAGCGGGCGGACAGATAACGATTCAGATGCATGGCAGCCACGTCATCCAGATAGGCCACCCGCTGCTTGTTGCCCTTGCCCAGCACCGTCACCGACTGATCCCGGAAGCTTACGTCCAGCACGTCCAGGGCGCAGACCTCGGAGATCCGGCAGCCGGTCGCCAGCAGGAACGCAAGCAGGGCGCGGTCTCTTTGGCTGCTTGCCGCCTGCTTCAGCCGCTCGATCTCGGCGGGCGAGTATGGGAGACGGATGACCCGCTGCTGTTTGATCGGCATCAGGTTGGCGGCGGGATTCTTCCGGAGCAGCTCCTCTTTCCAGGCCCAGCCGAAGAAAGAGGAGAACACGGAACGGCAGCCTTCCAGCGTCCGGAGCGAAACACCCCGGTCTTTCTCGGCCATGAGGTAGGTCCGGAGATGGTGCACGGTGACCTTGCTCAGCGGGACAGGCATGGCATTCCGGAGACGGCCCAGCACGTAGCGGTAGTGGGCGACGGTCTTCTCGCTGCGGCCTTCGATGGCCTTGGCGCTGAGGAAGAGCTCGACCAGGCTGTCGCTCTCGGAGGAGCCGTCTTGCGCTTCTGCGGTCATCTCGTAAGCGCTGAGCAGGTCGGCAGCCTGCTCGACGATTCTCCGGACGTCGTTTGCCGTCGCAATGTCGCCAAGGCGCCGCTCCAGCTCAGCCAGAAACAGCTTTTTATCCAGGATTGACATGATTCTCCTCCTTCAGCGCCGCCTGGCATTTGCGATAGATCTCCAACAGGTTGCCAAGCCACTCGATGCTGTCGATGTCCGGATTGCTGCGGATGATGTCCAACAGATAGACCTCCACCAGATCCACAAAGCTCTCGGCTTCGTCCCTTGTGATCTCGATCATGCCTCATTCCCCTCTCCGGCCTCTTCGGCTGCCGCCAGGGCCATGCCCATGGCTTCCCATTTGCCGTAATTGACCTTCTCCGCGTTCAGCATCTGCATGATCACCGTCTGGCTGCAGCCGCTCATCTTCGCCAGCTCCTGGATGGTCACGCCGTCCTCCCGCAGCTTCAGCAGCTTCTGATACACTTCCCGTTTATACCGTGCGCCGTAGCCGGAAAACTGCCCCGGCTTTCTGGCGCCCTGCGCCTTTGCGGGCTTCTTTTCGACGGGAGCCTTCTCCGCTTCCGGCGCTTTTGCGGTCTGCGTCACCGCCGGAGCCTCGGCCCTGGGCCGGTCGTCCATCTCCGGCTTTGAAAGCGTCATCTCCAGCGCCCAGAGCATATTCCAGCAGGCGGCGGTCAGATGCGGCTCGTCCTCTATGCCCAGCCACCATTTCGCCGCGTGCCGGATGCCGCTGTCAAACAGGGAGTGGACGGGGATGCCCCGATCCACGTTGTGCTCCCCGTACTTCTCCGCTCCCTCCTCGCAGTGCCTGGACACCGCCATGATCGCCCGCCAGGGCAACAGATCCATCCGGCCCTTCCCGCCGTGCATGTCCCGTACCGCGCCGGTCTCGAATTCGGTTCTTTCTCCGCTGTCCTTGATCATTGTTTCCCCTCCCTGGCCGCATCCATCAGGAAATCAATCTGCCGCCGGTAATACGCCAGCTGGGCCAGATCCTGCATGTGGATGCTTTTGAACTCTTCGATTTGTGCCTCCAATTGTGCGATTTTTCTGCGCTGTTCCTGAATCAGCTTGTCATCAGGCGTCATGCGTCTCCCTCCTGTTTTTGTTTATATGGCTACCATCTTGTGAAGCTCGGCCATAGTGTGCAGCGTCACCGCCCACTCCGGCAGGTTCGCCCGCACCACCGCCGAGGCCATTGGCGGGCAGACGGCGTTGCCGCAGCGTGCCACCTGGGCGCTCTTGGGATAGGCGCGTCCTGTATAATCCCGGTCGATCACGTAATCCGGCGGGAAGCCCATGGCGTTGTACAGCTCCCGGGGCGTCAGCATCCGCAGGGCGATGTCCCACAGATAGTACCGCCCGCCGCCCAGGCGCAGCAGCAGCACCTCGTCCTCTGCCAGCTCATAGCCGCACCAGCGGTTCAGCAGCGCCCGGATCTCCGGCCAGCGGCCCAGATCCGAGGCCGCCGGGTCGTACTTCACCACGGTGACGCCTGCCAGGGCGAACTCCCCGCCGCCCGCCGTCACGGTATGCATCGGCTCCGCCGGGCTCTGTCCCAGGTCCTGCCCCTTGAATTTGACCACGTGGGCGGCGGCCAGACTGTGGCGCGGCTCCTGGGTCACCGTGGTGAGGGGATCGGCCGCGCTGTTGCCCGGCGCGGTGTAGCCTCCGGCGAAGTATTTGTCCAGGTGTACGCCAAGCAGGGCCTCCCGGTCGTGGGCGGTCACCGTGTGCATGGGCTGGTCGATGGCGATGGGCTGGCCGTTTCCGTAATACTCAGTCAGGCAGGCCGCCGTCAGGCCGTAGCGGTTGGAGGCGTTCACGGTTGGCAGCGGCTCGCCCAGGCCGTTTGCCCGGACGGTCTCCGTCTGCTCCGTGTGGTACTGCACCAGGTTCGCGGCGGCAAGATTCTGCTTTCCCGTAGCCACCACCGTGGGAAGCGGGGCGTCAATGTCATGGACGCGGGGCTTCTGGCCTTCCCGCTCACCGTAGCCGGTCGGCACGATGAAGGGCTTCCCGCTGCGGATCGTGAATTTGTCCACGCCCCGGATGATCCGGCGCATGGTGTTCTCCGCCAGCGGGCGCACGGCGTTAACGCCGAATTTCTCCCGGATCTGCTCCTTTGAGTCGAAAACGCTGTACATGGGATGGCTCCAGTCGAGGATCTCCGCCGCCGTCCGCCATGGCAACAGCTTCCCGCTCTTCACATCCGGGCTTCCCGCCGGGGCGTGAGTCCGCTCCGGCCAGACGATGGGCCGCCCGTCACGCCGGGCGATCAGGACGAAGCGCTTGCGGGAGGTGGGCGCACCGTAGTCCGCCGCCGTCAGCTCCCGGTGCTCTACCTGATAGCCGCAGGCGATCAGCTGGGCCTTCCACTTCCGGAAGGTGGTCCCGGCCTTGCTCTTCACGGGCTTGCCCTTGCGCACCGGGCCCCAGGTCTGGAATTCCTCCACGTTCTCCAGGATGATCACCCGGGGCCGCACGGTCCCGGCCCAGCGCAGCACGATCCAGGCGAGTCCCCGGATGTTCCGGTCCACCAGAGCGCTGCCCTTGGCTTTGCTGAAGTGCTTGCAGTCCGGGCTGAACCAGGCAAGGCCCACCGGACGCCCGGCGCAGACCTGCACCGGGTCAACGTCCCAGACGGAGGCCTGCAGGTGTTCCGTGTACGGGTGATTGGTCTTGTGCATCAGGATTGCGGAAGGATCGTGGTTGATCGCTATGTTCACGATCCTTCCGGTTGCAAGCTCAATCCCGGTGCTGGCTCCGCCGCCTCCGGCGAAGTTGTCCACGATGATCTCGTCCAGAAAGTCAATTTGGCCTGTCATACCCTCACCCCCGCATCAGGTTTTCCCTGGCGATCTTCTCGGCGGTTTTCACCATCTCGCTCCGTCTGGCGTCGTAGGCCATGAGCTCCTCGTCGTACTCACAGCCGCAGGAGCGGATCGCCTGCTCAAGCATTTCCGTCACCCGGTCTTCCAGCACGGTCTTGCTCTTCGACTTCTTCCGCAGATCCCACAGTGCCCAGAGCCGGTCAAACTCCTTCTCGCTGATCATCTCCCAGCCGAAGGCGTCCTGAATGTCCTGCCAGGAGTTGTATTCCGCCAGATCCACGAAGGGATCTTCTCCCTTGTCCTTGCTGCGGCTTTTGGTCTTGTCCTTGCGATAGCGGGAGAGCGCGTCCTTGAGATACTTCCGCGCCGTGGCCATGTCCTTCCGGATCTCCTCGATCCGGTGGCGCTCGACCTTCTGCTCAACCGTGGCGTTGGCGTCCCAGAAGTCCATGACCGCCTGAGCGGTAAAGAGATCAGCCATTGCCCGTTCCCTCCCTCGCCATAAAGTATTTCTTCCATTTCTTCCGCACCTTGCCGTCTCCGTCCAGCTGGTATTCCCAGTCGTCCAGCACCGGCCAGCCGTCCGCCCTCAGATCCGCCACCCGTGCCGGAAGCCGCATGCAGCCGCACAGCGTCAGCGCGGCAAGGCCGGTCAGGCTGTTCCCCTCCTGCAGATACCGCAGGATCTGCCGTTTCTGCGCTTCCCGATCCGTCACTGTCCCCACCTCCAGTAGTGGCAGTTCCGGCCTTCCAGCCAGGTGTCCCGCAGCACGATGTCGTTCTCGGCCCAGCTCATGTAGACGTAGCTGTCGGAGACCGGACGGTGTGCGCCGGTGTGCCAGCTGTTCAGCTGCTCCCTGGCAAGCTGGAACAGGCTTTCCAGCACCGGATTGGAGATGTCGTAGCGCATCCACTGCTGGGGCTGGGCGATCACCGCGTCCAGACTGTCCGGGAAGGCCGGATTGTCCACCCGGTTGAAGACGCACCAGCAATAGGTCTTAATATCGTCGCTGCTGTTGTCCTTGACGCCGTACAGCACCCTTGCCAGCATCTCCGCCTCGGCGTCCAGCTGGCGCTGATAGGGATCTGCGTCGGCGTTGGCCTGATCCACGGCCAGCCGCTCCACCTTGTACTCCTCCACCCAGCCCCGGTAGGTGTCCAGGGCCTTCTTCTGGGCGAAGCGGAACGCGCCCAGCGTCCAGATCGTCATCACGCCTGCTGCCAGCAGGGCGATGGAGGCGAGGCGAATCCAGCGCATCATTTTCTGGCTGGCTTTCACCTTCTCCACCAGCACCCGGGCCGCCGCCGAGGAAATAATCATTGCTTTGCTCATGATTCTGTGATACACTCCTTATGTCTTGATCTGGGGCTTATGCCCCGGTGTTTTCCGCTGCTTCCCGATGGTTCAGATCGGGGAGCAGCTTTTTGATTTCTTCCGGTTCCAGGCCCAGGTCTTCATACCGGGCCAGCTTCTCCCGCGCCGTGGCGCTGTCCGTGTTCAGATACACGGTTCCGCCGCAGCCGGACCGTTCCGTAAGCCGTCTCACGGGTCATTCCTCCTTGTTGTACACGGTGCCCCGTCCTGCCACCCGCCGCTGGAATTTGAGCCGCCGCTCCTTTGCGCGGGCCAGAACGGTGTCCGCCATGTGTTCGTTGATCCAGCTGCGCCGCCGTTCCTCCAGCCCGGCCCGCCAGTTCAGGTACCGCTCGCAGTTCCCGTGGCAGCCGGGCTTCCGGCGCTGACAGCCCTTGCATGGTCCCGTCATCTTCGTCCTCCTCAGATGCTGTCAAACAGCTTGTCCAGTTCGTCCAGAGTGACCGTCTCCGGCTTTTCTTCCCGCTTCTGGGCGTATTCCGCCGCCGTCAGGATCTTGTTGGGCCGCTTGGGCGCAGCCTGCGCCGTCCGGCCCCAGCCGTCCCGGGAGCATTTGCGGACAACAAGGTTCCAATCCTTCCACTTGTTCTTGTTCCCGTTGCTCTGGGCGCTCTCGTCCACGTAGGTGATGCAGCGCTCCGTTTCCGCCTGCCCAAGGTCTGCAACCAGCCTGGAATACTGCGAATCGGTCAGTTTCACCCATCCGTATGCGCCGTGCGCGTGCATACTCTCTTCTGGATTCGGATTCTGGATTCTGGATTCTGGATTGGATTCTAGCCGCGACTCGCCGCAACTCGCCGCAACCTGCGGCGGATTGCCGCAATCGGGCGGAGCCGGGTATCTGGACACCTTCTGTCGGATTCGTTGATGCCGCTCCCAATTTGGGAAGTACAGGTAGGGCCTTCCGTCTACTTCGTAGAGGCTGACGCAGCCTGCACCCGCCAATGCGAGAAGGGCTGATTCAATGTCCTTGTTGGTGATCCTGTCCCGGAGCGGGAACACGACGCCTTTGATGATGGCAGGTCTGGCGTCCCCGCGCCCGTAGTCGTCCACGTAGGTGATCAATCCCACCCAGAGCCGGAACTGGAAATCTGTCAGAGAATTGAGCCGCTCAGAACCGTGAATGCTGTCCTTGATGATTCTGTTTGGCATCGGCGTCCCTCACTTTCTCGCGAAGGACAGCTGCCACAGGCCCGCTTCGGTAAGCACGAAGCGTCCGGTCGTCATCCGGCGCTTTGCCTCTGCCGGGTTCCATCCGCAGCTTCCGCACCGCCCGTCACAGTCCACGCCGGGATATTCCTTGTCCCAGTGCCTGCTCCGCCGCTCCGGGTCTTTTTCTTTATACCCGCACGGTGCGTTCATGCGCTCCCTCATGATCTTCGTCATGGCCGCCTCCCATCAGAACGGGAGTTCCCCGTCGTCCTCCGGCAGCTCCTTGAAGTCCGGCCTCGCGTTCACTTCCGCTGCCAGCCGCTCCTGATAGGTCTCGCTCTTCTTGATGACGTCCGCGAGCCAGCC